ATTCGCAGCGCTTTACAAAACAAAAACCATAATCCACGACTGGCTTACATTGCTCCTACTTATAAACAAGCAAAAAGCATCGCTTGGGATTACCTAAAATATTATACAAAAAATATTCCTGGTACTAAATGGAATGAAAGTGAATTGCGTTGCGATTTAATTAATGGCGCTAGGATAACTTTACTGTCATCAGAAAATTTTGACAGCATAAGAGGAATTTATTTAGACATGGTAGCAATCGATGAGCTAGCTCAAGTTTCGCAAGGATTGATTGATGAAGTAATAACACCAGCTCTAAGTGATAGACGAGGAAAAATGTTTCTAATTGGTACACCAAAAGGAATGAACAATATATTTTATGATTATTATAATAAAGCTCAAGCGGATGATAAATGGTTTTTATATAAAGCTAAAGCTTCTCAAACAAAAATTGTTGACGAAGAAGAACTAGACGCTGCTTTGTCCGTAATGGGTAAAGCTAAATTTGACCAAGAATATGAATGCTCATTTATTGGCAATATAGAAGGTTCTATCTATGGCGAACTGGTCCAACAAATAGATGATAAAGGACAGATAGGTTCTGTTCCTTATGATCCAAGTTTACCAGTAAATACTGCTTGGGATATTGGCTATAACGATAGTACCTCTATTATCTTTTTCCAACTGCTAAACCATCAAATTAATATCATTGAAACATATGAGAATGATAACGAAGCGTTACCTCACTATATAAAATTTTTACAAGATAAAGATTATATTTACGATACTCACTATGGACCTTTTGATTTGGACCAGACGGAGTTTAGTAATGGTAAAACAAGAAGAGAAGTAGCAGCAGCTCTTGGTGTAAGATTTAGATTAGCACCTCGAATAAATTTAGAAGATGGTCTGCATGCTGTTAAGATGTTGTTACCAAGATGTCAAATTGATAGCGATAACTGTTCAGATCTTCTTATAGCTCTTCGTCATTATCATAGAAAGTTTAATGACAAAGAAAGAATTTTTAAACCAAAACCCGTTCACGATTGGAGTTCACATATGATGGATGCTCTACGATGTCTTGCAACTGGTTTAGATGAAAATAAAACAACTAACAAAAACTTACAAAGAGTAGCTGATAGCAGTTACCAAATTATATAGGAGATAAAATGGAATATAAAAATAAAAGAAAAAAACCAATAGTTATTAAATTAAGTCCAGAGAATGAAAAAAATATTGGATATAGAATTGTAAATGTTGGTCCTGGTCAAAAAGAGACTGTAGTTAGACAACACAATTTCGTAATTAATAAGAAAAACTAATGTCATTTATTGCCAAACTATTTACACCAAAAATGCCTCCGATGCCTGAGATCAAAATGCCAGAAGTAGCAGACGTTCCAAATTACGATGATGAACAAAGAAAGATTGATGCAGCTAGAGATCTAAAAGATACGATGAGAAATCGTAAAGGCAGATCTTCAACAATATTAACAACTAACTCTGGTCTTAACGAAAGTGATGAAGATGAGATTAGTAAAAAAACTTTATTAGGTTAGTCATGGGCGGATTTGGAGGTGGAAGAGATAGTGGAGGAAGTGGTAACACTAACAGAGAAAGAGGAGCAGCAGCTGCTAGATCATCAACATCTAAATCTAAAACTACATCAGACAAAGGAAATGGAATTGATTTAAGTAGATTTTCAATTTTTGCAAATATAGTAAAAGGTGCTTCCAAAATAATTACATCTGGTATAGCAAAAAATAAAGAAATATCAGCCAACAATAAATTACTTGGAAATTCAGATTATCAAGGTGATGTAAAAAAAGCAGATTTTAGCGTTCCAGGTGGTGATGATAGTAAACAAGGAATAGAACTTGCAAAAGCTTCAACAGGAAGTGCAACAATACTAGGTCCAGCAGAAATACAAAAAGAAGCTGCTAACAATATATCAGGACCTACATCAACAGAAATGTCAGCTGATCAAATTACATTAGCTAATAAAAGAAAAGGAAGAAGATCAACAAACATAACAGCTAAAAAAACATTAGCTAACAACTACACATTAAGTAAGAAAACTTTATTAGGATAAATTATGGCTAAACGAGGACTATACGCAAACATACATGCAAAAAGAAAAAGAATTAAAGCTGGATCAAAAGAGAAGATGAGGAAGCGTGGAGCTAAAGGCAGACCAACTGCTAAACAATTTAGACGATCAGCTAAAACAGCCAAGAAAAGATAATGCAAGATCAAGATAAAAGAAAAAAAGCATCAGAACTTAAAAACAATCTATCTATATTGATGGAAAAAAGAGCCACTTGGGAGAGCCATTGGCAAGAAGTAGCTGATTATATGCTACCCAGAAAAGCAGATATTAATACTGAAAGACCTAAAGGCGATAAAAGACATACACTTATATTTGATGGAACTGCTGTTCATGCTTTAGAATTATTAGCTAGTTCATTACATGGAATGCTAACGTCATCGGTTAATAGATGGTTTGGTTTAAGATACAAAGAAACTTTAGTTAATCAAAACGATGAAGCTAGAGAATGGTTAGAAGATGTAACTGATAAAATGTATTTAGCAATATCAAGATCTAACTTTCAACAAGAGGTGTTCGAAACTTATTTTGATCTTATTTGCTTTGGTACTTCTTGTTTACAAATAGAAGAAGATAAAGACGACATCATTCGGTTTTCATCAAGACACATAAAAGAATTATATATTTCAGAAGATGCTAAAGGAATGGTGAATTGCATTTACAGAAGATTTAAAATGACTGCTAAAGCAACTGCTGAAAAATTTGGTTTAGAAAATTTAAGTTCAAAAACACAAAACACAGTTAAGAAATCTCAATTTGAAGATATAGAACTTTGTCATGTTGTTAAACCTAGAGATATGTATAATCCTAGAAAAGAGGATAAACAAAATATGCCTTTTGTCTCTTGTTACTTTGAATATGATACTGGACATATTATTTCAGAAGGTGGTTTTAAAGAATTTCCTTATGTAGTTCCAAGATATTTAAAAGCATCAAATGAGATTTATGGAAGATCTCCGGGAATGAATGCTTTACCAGATGTTAAAGTTTTAAACAAAATGGTTGAAGTTGGAATGAAGGCAGCACAGAAACAAGTTGATCCACCTTTATTAGTACCTGATGATAGTATGTTAATGCCAATTAGAATGTCACCGGGAAGTATTAATTATTATAGGAGTGGCAGTAGAGACCGAATTGAAACATTAAACATTGGTGCAAACAATCCATTAGGATTAAATATGGAAGAGCAGAGACGACAAGCTATCTCCCAAACTTTTCATGTTGATCAATTATTAATTACAGAAAACCGTAACATGACTGCAACAGAAGTTGTGCAACGTAATCAAGAGAAGATGAGAATACTTGGTCCAGTATTAGGAAGATTACAATCTGAATTATTACAGCCAATGATTATTAGAATATTTAATATTATGTTAAGAAATAATCTATTTCCAGAAGCTCCAGAAATTTTATTAAATCAAGAAGTAGATGTTGAATATGTTTCACCAATGGCTCTTGCACAAAGAGGTGAAGAATTAAATTCTATTGTTAAAGGTTTAGAGTTATTTGGCAATATATCACAATTAGCACCATCAACTTTAGATTATATAGATCCACCGGGATTAATTAAAAACTTAATTAAAATTCTTGGACTACCAGCAACAATGATTAGATCAGACGCTGAAGTTCAACAAATAGCAGAAGAGAAAGCTGAAGCACAAAATCAACAAGCTGAAATGCAACAACAGATGGCTGAAAGTGAAATGGCTAGAAATGTAGCACCAGCAGTACAAGCGGTATCTAATGCAGAACGAGAACAGTAATAAAAAAATAAAAGAATTAATACAAAACTATAAAAAAATTTTTAAATCAGACGATGGCAAGATGGTCATGGATGATTTAGAGAAAAGGTGTTTTTACAATACGTCAACGTATAATAGTAAAGAACCTAACGAAACCGCTTTTTTTGAAGGACAGAGAACAGTTCTGTTATTTATAAAAAGCATGATCAATCATAAAGAGGAGTAATCTATGGATCAGACAACTGAACAAGTAGTTCAACCTGAAGTAACGCAGACAACTACAACGCTTACAGCAGAACAACCAAAAACAGAAACAACAGCCGCAACACTTACAACACCAGAAGCACCAGCTGTTGATTTTCAATCTCTTATTCCAGAAGAATATAGAGAAGAAAAGTCATTACAAAATTTTAATAAGATGGATGACTTTGTTAAATCATATCTACACTCACAAAAATTAGTAGGCTTAGATAAGATTGCAATACCAAACAAACATGCAACCGATGAAGATTGGAAAGAAGTTTATAAAAAATTAGGTAGTCCAGAAACTGCTGAAGCTTATAAATATTCATTACCTGAAGGTCATGCAGTACCAGAAGATACTTTAAAAAGTTTTTCTGAAGAAGCTGTTAAGTTAGGATTACTTCCTAATCAAGCAGATGGTATTATGAAATATTATAACGAAGTTATTAATCAAGGT